ATGCAAGCAATCCTGATAATACTATGCTCATTGCTCGTCGGCGCCGCCCATGCCCACCAAGTCATCGGCATATCTGACGGCGACACCCTGACCCTACTTATCGACCGCCAGCCAGTAAGGGTTCGCCTGGCCAACATCGACGCGCCCGAGAAGCGCCAGGCATTTGGCGAGCGATCCAAGCAAGCGCTGTCTGCGCTGTGCTTCCGGCGGGATGCCGAATTCGCTACTGTCGACCGCGACCGCTACGGTCGAACCGTGGCCACGGTCAAATGCGCCGGCGTGGATGTCAACCACCGCCAGGTGGAAACGGGCATGGCTTGGACTTATACGAGATACAACAAGGATGCCCGCCTGCCAGTTCTGCAAGAGGCCGCGCGGCGCAAAGGCGCGGGATTGTGGGCAGACCGGGAGCCGGTGCCGCCGTGGGAGTTTCGACGGGCCGCCCGGGCGCAGTGACTTACTCCGGGCCTTGCGCCCGCCTCAACCCCTCGTAGAACTCCCGCCAACCTAAGGCTTGGTCTCGCCAAGCAAGGCAGGCCGTGGCGTTGAAAGCGTCGGCTTGACTGACTTCAGCAAGCGAAATGCCGGCGGGTTCGCGGTCAGACTCGGCGGCGGCTCCGGCAGGCTCGCCGGTCCAGGCGGAATCGTGGACGCGCACGAAGCCAGCATTAACGGTGCAGCGATCAGAATCAGCTTGGGTGACATATACCGGCACCTCCTTTTCGATGGTTTCCCCGTTCAGGTAGACGGCCCGGATGCGGTCGCGGTACTTGACCTCGGTCTGGATGACGACTTTGGTTTGCGCCTGGGCGATGCGGGTCGATTGCCGCGCCTGCTCGGCTACGTAATCCAGATGATCCTGGCTGGCCTTGCGCAAGCCATGCACATAGCCAAAAGCGAGCAGTGCAACGGCTATTGCGCCGATTGCGAGCGCACGCGCCCAGCTCGGCACCAGGGCTGCGATCATTTCTCTGCCAGCGGCTTGGAAGTCCAGAAGCGCAGCACCGCCATCAGGAAGCCAATTCCAGTGATCGCCAGCGGGCGATATTCCTCGGGAACGAACTGCGCCAGGGTGCCCGAGTAGGTTTCAAACAGCCCGCCGATCATCAGCACATATGAGACGAGCATGGTCTTGCTCTTGAAAAGCTGCGAGATATTCATTCTTCCTCCGGTTCATGGAAAGACAACAGCCAATCGATCAGCCAGGACGGGCCGAACGAAGCCAGCAATAGGCCTACGATCAGTGCCACGATCTGCATTGCGGTATCGAAGTCAGGCATGTTTCACCCCTGCAAACAAAGCTGCCGTTCAGCCTCGCGCCGCTTCACCAGCCCAGGCAGCACGATTCCCTTTGCCCGCGTCCAACGCGTGAGTTCATTGCAGGCACCGGCCGTGTCGCCCGCATTCAGCTTGCGCACCAGCGTCGAGCCGCAGTAATTGCCGCCGCCCACGTTGTAGGCGAATGACACCAGCGCCGCGCGTCGGGTATCTGAAAGCGGAACCTTGGTGCAAGCGTCGATTGCGTTATTGGCGACTTCCAGCGAATCGAGCAGCATTCCCCTGCAATCGTCCGCCGTGGCAGTCATTCCTAACTTGACGCCTTTGGTTTCGCCGAAGCAGATAGTCGGGATGCCGACCGGATCTTTGTAGGCTACGTACCGGACGCCCTCGAACCCGCCAACCAGCGTGCAGCACAAGGCGGCGAGCGCGGCGTTCTTCTTCAGCTTGGCGCTCACCACTTGAAATGCTCCTTGATCCAGAGCGCGGCGCCTACTATCGGCCCGATGCCAAAGAAAATGGCCTTGGCCAGCTTGCCCATGCCCTGGAACTCGTTCCATTTCGTCGTCAGCAGATCGCACTTAGATTCGATGCGCTCCAATATCTCGTCGCGTTTCTTGTCACGTGCATCACGGGCCGCATCCTCAATCAGGTGGGCGTTCAGTTCATCGATAAGGGACCGCATCTGAGCTTGAAGGTCGCCGGATTCGTCGCGGGGGCTCATATATGCTCCTCTTACGCGTCGCGCCCGCGACGGTCGATCCAGCCGTGGGTATTGATGTTCAGCGTATTGATGAACATTGAGCGCGCGCCGATGCGGGCCGAGGTATCCGTGTACACGCTGGCCATGCCGCCGTGGGTTGCCCCGGAGGTTTGGTTTGATCCGGCAATTGTGAAAGCAGAAAGTGAGGGCGCCGTGTCTGCCGTGCTGGGGTCAGTTAGCAGCGTGGCATGGGTCGAAGTGACCGAGCTGAAATGAGCGACCGACACATTGGCTTGCACCCGCAAGCCGGTTGGCACGGATAAGGTGTACAAGGTGCGGTTGGCTGCCGTGGACGACGTATTCACATCCGCCACCGGCACGTCCCATTGGAAGGTGTCTCCGTCCTGCACGAACTTAACCCATTGCGCCGAACCATTGGTGCGACCGGAACCAATGCGGCGCTTGTAGACATACCCGCTGGGCATGGTCGGGCTACTGACTGAGGTCGAGAACAGCACATCAGTGGTGCCGTCAGCCTTGGCGATCTGGTAGAAGTGATACCACGTGCTATTTGCAATGGTGCCGGTATCCAGACCTCCATTTCCTGTTCCAGCCGCCCAGGCACTGGTTGTCTTGGCCATTGCCGACGCAAGGGTCATCATTGCAACATTCGTGCTGTCCGCAGCGGTGCCCGCAGCAACTGTCATGGTTGCAGAGCTGCCAGCGGTGGACATCCCCAAACCTGCGAGGAAAGAACGAAGGTGCCCGATCAATGCCCCCGTGCCAGTTTCGTTTGGCAGCGTGAAGGTGCGATCCGCCGTAGGCTCTCCACCGGAAATCGTTGTCTCGAATGCGTCGTCGGTCGTGCCTTCGAAGACGATGTTTTTGCCGGCCGGCAGATTGACGCCGTCACCCGCCGTGATCGCCCCCGACGTATCGATGCTGGTATAGCCTCTGGTCGGCATTGCGCCGTGATCGGCCCGCAGGATCGACAGGTTCGCAGCGGACAGCCCGGAATCCAGAGTGCCGGAGTCCAGCAGTACAGTGACAGTGGTTAGGCTGGTATAGGCGGATGCGGTGATAGTGCCGTACACCGTGCCGGCCGTGACCAAGCACTGCACCCTGCGCCCGATATGGAATTCGCTTGTCTGGTCGCCCACCAGCGAGAACTGTGTAGCGCTGATATAGGTCGGCGTGGCACCGGAAGCCAGCCACTGCGCAATCGATACTGAGGTGTCATTGATGCCCACCACGTTGTCGATGGTGCGCTGCGAAACGTCTGAGCTATCGTAGAGGACGAACTTGTAAGCCAGCCCGGCCACCAGCCAGATTGGGTTATCCGGTACGCCATCCGCATTGAGGGTGATTTGCGCGGCTTGGGCTACGGTGCCGGCAGAGCTGGTGTAGGTCGCTTGTGGCGTGGAAGATCCGGCCGCAAAGGCGCTCCAGTACCAGCCAGCGGCGGGAGCGCCGGCATGGGTAACTATCTGATCATTCCCAATCGGTGACAACTTGACGGACGGCATTTGCGCTCCTAGTTCTGGATGACGATGATTCGAAAGTCTTGGGAAGTCGGGTTGACAGCCCCGGCGCTGTAGTTCTTGGCGTAGACCGTCACGGTGTCGGCGGCAGTGACAATGCCGACGAAGAAGACGCCGGCCACATCGGCGAGTGGCGTGACGGCCACCGCATCACCAGAGCGCGCGCCCTTCACGGTGGCGGTCAAGGCCTGCTGCGATTGGGCCGCGATGCTGGGGAAATCGAGGGTCGCTTTGACGCTGAAAGCCTTCACCCAGCCCAGACAGGCGAATACCTGCATGAACCAGTTGGCCCAGGCCGGCGACAGACCGCCTTCGGAAATCGGTGGCGGATTGTTCATCGGCGCGCCTCCGCATCAATCGAGCCGCCTGTGAGGATGAAGCGAACCGGATCGGTGACGCGGATCTTGAAGACGAAATCGCGTGCCGCCCCCAGCCGGTTCCACTTGGCGCGCGTCCTGTACTTGCCAATGGCGCCCATGCTCACCCAGCGTTCATTGCCCCAGGTGTGGCCGTTATCCCGGCTGACTTGCAGCATGGCTTGCGGATCAATGCCCTGCCCCGTCACCGTACCGACGCCAGTCTCAAAGTCCAGTTGCAGGCTGTGGATGGCGGTCTGCTGGTAACTATTGGAGACGTGCTTGGTGACGATCTCGCGGACAATGGGCGTGCCATTGTCGGTGTAGGCTTCGGCATCCAGCGTGTAGATGTTGCCGTTGGCGTAGTCCGCCACGCGTGGCTGGTTGATGTAGTCGCAGTGCAGTTCCGCGATATGCCGGCCACCAGCCAGACCCGATTCCAGTTTCGTCCACATGCCGGTCGAGGCATCGAATAGCCAGGACGCACCGGCAGTCGGGAAATTGATCTGGTACATCGGATGCCCGCCCAGCATGTACGAAATGGCGGTGGCATCGGCCACGGCGGAATAGCCGTTGATGGTGGAGTCGAGCTCGGGCGAACTGATCTTCTTCAGAGCGTGCCCGGCCAGCATCATTACCTGCACCTGACCCATGACGTTCTTGAACAGGCCCGCCAAGCTGTCGTTGTATTTCACCAGCGACCAGGGCGCGGCCAAGCCCCATTCCAGCGTGGCACCGCGAATGTTCGAGAACACGGAGTCTTGTCCGCCGCTATTACCCCAAAACTCGGTGGTGTTCACGCCGGCCACTACCAATTCGCCGTGGTCGGCAACAGTCCTTACCAGTCCATCAGGATTGGATTCCGCCGTTACATAATCCAGCGCATCGAATGTCTTGGAATCGTACTGCGCCGAGTTTTGGAATTTGCCATCCGCATAGGCGAGGATGGTGTAGCTGTCCTGATAGGTGACATCAATCGGGGTTCCGATCAGGTTTTCGGTGACCGTATCGAACGCTTGGCTGGCTATGGTGTAGACGTAAAACCGCTCACCACCTCCGTCCACCACAGAGACTTGCGTGCCGTTGAACGACATCTGCACCCTGCCCTCTGTGGTGCCGATCACGCCGCGCGCCGTCCTCACCCCGGCGTTATTGACCTCATAGAAGGTGCCCCGATGCACGCAGTAGATGAAATCACCGACCGGCAGCCAGCCGCGCGCGGGCGTATCGCCAAAGGACGTGAACAGCGTTGTACCTGGCGTCCCATAGAAATTGAGCTGGCTCTTGTCGTCGCTCGGCTCGGCATACACGTTCACATGCTGCTGCGCGGTCACGGTGGCCGACTTCCCCTGTTGACCTAGCGCGAAAAGCGAGTAAACCGGCATGTGCTATCCTTAAAATGCAAAAACCCGCCAAGGGGGCGGGTCGTGGGGAGAACAATGAAAACAACGATTTCGCTACTGACTACGGTGCTGCTGCTGGCCGGGTGCGTCACCCAAGCCAATCTGGTCGCTGATAACGGCCAGCGGTATCTACTCAAGATTGATCCCATTACTGACGCGCTCAGCACCGAGATCGACGCCGTTCAGTACAAGGGCAAGTACATCATGGGATCAAGCTCCGGAATGGCCTTCGGAAGCAAGCCAACCGTAATCTCGGGCAGCAGCAACAACGGTCAAGCCATCCTAACGTCCGCCAACGGCGACGCAATCGACTGTAACTTCATGGCCTCCGGATCCACTGTTATGGGACGGTGCGAGAGCAACAAGGGCCGCAAGTACGTGCTAACGACAGAATGACATACGCCATCGCCCTCTTTCTGCGCCCCTTCGCGCTGTTCCTGCTGCTGGCTTGCATATGCTTGCCCGCCAGGTTCGCCGTGATCCGGTGGATGCCAGAAGGCCGGCTAAAGCGCTTACTCCTTCGACCCGCTTAGCATCGCTGGCACTGTCAGGCCGGCACCGGCGCCGCCACGCGCGATTGCCAACAGCCGGTTCTGATTCCCTGCTGTCATTTCCAGCATCTGCGCCGCCGTGCGCGGGTCAAGCAGCGACTCGGCCAGCCGATTGGCCAATTCCCGATTTGCCCGCCCATAAGCCGCGTCTCCTGCGCGCGCCGCCAGGTTTCCGGTAAATTGGGCCGGCGCAAAGTTGCGTAGCCAGTTCGGCACCCCAGCTTCGGCCAGCATGTTCGAATAGGCCAATTTCTGCACAGTGTCCGATCCGTTGCGGCCGGCGCTCTGAGCAAATGCCGAGCTTTGCAGGTCTTCCAGCAGCGCCGCCAAGGCGTTACGCTGCGCCGGATCGAATGTGCTATCCAGCGTCGCGCCCTTGAAACCCGTTGCCCGCTGCGCTGTTGCATCGGTGAGATTGCGGGCGAAGGCGGCCGGCTCTACTCGCCCCGTCAGCTTGTTGGTCGCCTTGCCAGCCAGCGCCGCTACCGTGTCCATCTGGTTAATGGGACGGCTGGCCGCCTGGAATTCGGCGCGCGCCGTGCCGTAAGCTGGGCTCAGGTTGTCCATCAGCGCCAGCAAACTGTCCTTGGTGCTGGCGATCTTCCCCGCCTCGATCTTGCCGATTCCGGTTTGCCGCCCTTTGTCCAGCATGTCATCAACGGCCTTCTTGATGTAGTGGAGGCCTTGCAAAGACCCGGACGGGTTAGACAAGTCAACGCCATCAAATTGTGCCAAGCGCTGTGCCACCGGCATGGCATCTTGAATAGCCGGATTCTTCAGCAGGCGCTGGATCTCAGGGGCGTACTGAGCTGCCCTTTTCGGGTCAATTCCCTTGGCAAACGCGTCGGCATACAGCGCGTCTCCCGTGGCTTCCCGTGCCGCTCCGAAGAAGTCCCGAGCGCCACCGGCGCCGGCCATATCGTCCAGCAAGCCGGCGCGAGCCGTATTTTGAGCCAATGCCCTCTGCCCGAACTCGTTGGCCACTACCGGATCGATCTGTGAGGCGGTGCGCTCCATTGCTGCTAGCGAAGGGCTTTTTGCGACTTGAGCGGCGGTCGGGAGCGAGCCGGGAACGATTTCGCCCATGATAGTGCGGGCGGCTTGGCCTTCCGGCGCGGGGCCGACAAATGGCTGCGCGGCGGCGCGAATGTTGGCAAGCGCATTGGCGTCACCACCCGCAGCCTGCTGTATCGCACGGCCCACGATCCGATTGCGACCGGCTTCGTAGAATGGCTCGGCTGCTGCGCGCGCCGCTTGATAGCCACGTACCGCAACAGGAATCGCCGCACTCGCCAAACTGCCAATCCCGGCATTCATCAGGGTTTCCCCGGTGCTGGTGGATGGCTGAGCCAGACCGAACCCGGCGCCTACCGCGAGCGCGGCCGGGATCGTTTTTGGCGCCAGCAAAGCGTTCCCTGCGGCAGTGAGCGCCGGCGCTTTCGCTGCAACGCCAGCAGTGCGGAGCGCACCGCCCGGAAGTAGCGTCATGGCGACATTCCCGGCGATATTGCCAACCGTGCCTGCGGTTGTGTCCATCAATGGCTTGTCCAGCTCACGCGCCTTTGCGACATCTTCACGCGATACCAGGCCGACCATCTGACCCAAGCCACGGCCAGCGTCATAGACCGCCTTGCCGGCCCCCGCTGCCACCTTGTCGAAGGTAGACATACCTTCGGTCGGGTCGTAGACCTTGGGCTTGGTAGTCTGCGGATTCGACCGGGCAATCTTGTACGCGGTAGCCACCGTCTCAAACTCCGGCGTGCCTCTCTTGTCCTGGTTCTTGATGATCCAGTCCGCGTACTGTTCAGCAGTTGCCATATCAAAGCCCCAGTATGGAATCGGCTTGTTTCATAATGTCGCTCGTCTGATCCGGCTTCAGCGCAGCCTTGCCGGCATTATTCTTCAAGCCTCGGATTGCCAGCGCACGATTTGCAGCCTTCTGGGCGATGACTTCCTTGCCATCGCCAGGTTGTGGGAAATACTGCTTCTTGGCGTTATCAAACTCGCTGTCTGCAATGGCGGCGCCGGATTCTTGCCGCAACACCGCGTTCACGAAGTCACGCTGAGCCTGTTCCGCCTTCTGGTCGGCTGCGTTCAGCAAGGCCTTGTTTACCCCCGCCTCCAGCGCGCCGCCAACAAGCCACGTCTTGCCGACCGTTTGCTTGGAGTTGATGGCAGCCGGGCTATATTTGCCTTCAAGCTGCTGAATAACCTTGTCAGCTTGCTCTGCGCGCGCGCCGAACGCCGCCGATTTGCCCTGAAACTCCGTCGGAGCCTTGCCTTCCACCCCTGGAACCTTGAGGACTGAGCCAGTTGGGTTGCCAGCGCTTGGCGGCACCACGAAGCCACCAGCCTCCGCATTGAACACCGGTTTGACTTGGCCAGCTTGAAAGTGACGCTCGGACTGTTGGCGATTTGCCGAGGCGGTGCGCTCTGAGGCGACGCTATCCGGCGACTGGGTGTTCTTGACGCTTCCGGCCACCTTCACCTCGCCCGTGACTGGATTGATTTCCAGAGTGTCGGTCGTTGCGCCCGTGTTGCGGGTCTGGAAGCTGGGTAATTGTTTGTCTGCAGCCAGCACCGACTGGAACGCTTGATCGGCCAGCGCCTTGATGTTGGTTGGATTGGCGGCAACATGGGCCTTGTACTGCGCAACCTGTTCAGGCGAATAGATGCCGTTGGCGGCAAGGTAATCGAGCGTTGAATTCGCTGCTTCCAGGGTCGGGTTGTTGCGCACGTAGCCGAATGCCTGCCCGGCCACTTCCAGCTTCTTGCGCGCGATCTCCACCTTGTCCTTCTCCATCGCGGCGACGGACTTCTGACGCTCAGCGTCTGCTTTGTCGATCTCCAGCGCCTGCTTGTAGAAGCCTTTGCCCATCAGCGCAGCGGATGCCGCCTTTGCATCGCCACCCGCGCCCGAAAGGGTCGAACGGATCGCACCCTGATCAGCAATCTCGCGCTGCTTTTCGCCAAAGACGAGATCGGCCAGACGGTTCTGGCTTTGGATGCCCTGGAATTGGGCGACCTGCGCCGCCTGAGCCAGCGGGTTCTGCATTTCGATGGGCTTGATCTGCCCATACATCGATGTGTCGAAAGTCGCCATGGATCAGTTCCCGTATCCGTATTGAACGCCCGCGCCACTCCACGGATCGATGGGGCCACCATAACCGTTTCGGTTCTGTAGTGTTTGCAGCAGTTGATTGCCCTGGTAAGCGTTCATCCCGCTATTGAAAGCGCCGGTCAGTGCATTCGATTGACCGATGGCACTTGCAGCACGCGCGTTGCCCAGGCCTACCGCCGTCTGCCCAACCGAGTTGGCATATTGCGATCCTGCGGCCTGAGTCTGCCCTGCCGCCGCCTGTCCGCCACCCGACATGCCCGACAAGAACGAATACTGCTGCTGCTTGTTGGCATTGATGCGGTTATTCGCGTCGTTGGCTTTGGTGCTGGCGTAGTCGTTTCCGTACTTGGTCAGCGCTTTGAGGGTGGCGCCCGATAGCAAATTGCCGGAGGCGGCGGCTTGACGGTTCAGCCCCTTGGTGCCTTCGTCCAGGCCGAATTGCAGGCCCATCGAATACACCGGATCAGCTTCGATGTCCGCTTGGGTGGTCGGCTTGAGCAGCGAGCCAAATGAAGGATCCTGCGCCGGGCTCAATCCGGCCATGCCATCGGCTCCCAACTTGTTCCGGATCCCTTGCTCAATCCAATTGCGGTCCGAGCCAGAAGTGTAGTTGGATCCATAGGTGGCATAGTGGGTCGCGGCCAGCTCGTCCCACGCTTTCCGGTAGAGCGGATTGCCGTTGTACAGTTCGGCGTTGTAGCCGGGGGCGCCACCTCCACCAGAGGACAGCAGCTCAGGAGCGCTCGGCGCGATCCCCAGCAGTTGCGCAAGTTTATTGCTCGCAGCCGTACCGTTCCTGAGAAACGGCAACTGGTCGGCGCGCGATTGGTCATACATGTAGCGCTGCGTCGCATCGGACTGAGCTGCGGCGCCAGCTTGGGCATCCGCCGCCTTCCCGGCCGCTTGCGATCCCATCAGTCCGCTTATTGCTGCTCCGCCGAGAATCGCGGCACCCGTCGAAATAGCCATTTACAGCCCCTTGATGTAGCAGTGTTCGGAGGGGCGGTAGCCCATCCGCTTATAGATTCGGTCCATGCGTGCCGCACTCGCGTCATCCAGTGCGATCATGGTTATCGTCTTGCATCCCTGTTCTCGCGCCCATGCTTCGAGCGCTGCATACAGGCCGCGCCCTGCACCAGGCGACTCACACCACCAGAACATCTCCTGCGCGGACTTGCAGCCATGGTTGAAATAAGCGGGATAAGACACTCCCCCCGTCATCCCAACAATCTCGCCGTCCTGCTCGGCCACGAAGTAGGCTTGATTTGCAGCAGTCAGGCCATGCGTCAGCGTGGCGGCAAACGAGTCGCCATCAAATGGCGCTTCAGCAATCCCGGCGTGCAGATGGAACTTATGGCCCATCGCAACCATCGCGGGGACGTCTGCCGGGGTGGCGGCTCGAATTACCATCACTGCCCCGTGTAGATCGAGAACCGACCGTTGTTCAGCACTTCCTGCGGCTGGCCCATCAGTGGGATGGACAGGTTGTTGCGCTTCATGACCTTGCGGGCCTTGATGGCGTTGGCCACGATGTCAGGGCGTGGGCCGACGCCAAAGGTTGGCATCAGCAGTTCAGCCAGCGAGAAGCGCATTGCCAAGGCGTATTCAGGCGGCACAGCCGTGTCATCGGACAGGCTGGCGTATTCGGTCAATACATCTTTGGTCACCAGCGTGATAGAACCAACAGATGGCTGCGGCCAGACATAGATTGTTCCCAGCGGGTAGTCGCGCTGAAAGAATATGGCGGTCGGCAGCGTGCCGGCGATGCTTTTAAGGGTGATGTTCTCGTAGTCCTCGCGCGAGTTCAGCACGGAGACCGGATAGGTGATCCCGTTCAGCGTGTACTGCGCGGAGTCGACCGAAGCCGGCAGGACAGTATCGACCGCTGCGCTTGGCCCTATGGCATAGGTTTGCGCGCCTGTACAAGCGAATGTCACAAGCCGCTGCCCAACCACGTACAATTTCTGCACTTGCCACTGCCCGAGCATCATGTTCAGCGTCGCCAGGGCGTCGGCCGCATCCTCCGAGGACAGCGCCTCACCCGGGGCCAAGACGTTTAAGTCCTTGAGCGCCAGTTGAATCAGGTCTGAGACGGTCGTCATGCGATCCTCAAAAGAAAGCCCCCGGCCTTGTGAGCCGAGGGCGTTTGCTGCTTAGTTGCTCAGGATACGAGCGGCGAGTTGGGCGCGCAGAGTCTTGTAGCCGTACAGGACGTCCACGCGGCATGGCAGTTGGTCGCTGGCGATGGTGTACTGACGCACGATGCGCATCGAGATGCCATCAAACACTTCGCGAGCTGCAAAGTCCACACCGCGCGGCACTTCGAGGTCGGCCGACACGAACGCGAAAGCGTCCTTGTGGTAGGCCAGGGAAGGCTTGTAAACACCCGAGGCCGAGCCGATCTTGACGATGGCCGAGTTATCAGCCGCGGCGTTGGTCACGTTCTGCGTGGCGCCCGATGCGACGATGGCCGGCGAGATCGACAGCGAGGTTGCCGAGCCGCCCGAGTTGGCGGTGATGACGAACTGTTGCAGCACGCCAGTGTCAGCCTTGGTCTCGGGATGGACGCGGTTCACGCCTGCGATGGTGATGACATCGCCCACCAGGAAGGTGGTCGTACCGGTATCCACGGTGATGGTGGAGCCGGATTGCGTGGCGCCATTGGTCAGATAGCCGGTCGTTGCAGCAGCCGTGCCGGTGGTCTGCGAGCCGAGCAGCGTATTCTCGTAGATGGTGCCGAAACCAGCGGTACGGCCCACTTTGCCTTCCCGGTACTGCTTGGCGATCTCATTGGAGTCTTGGAACAGACCCTTGAGCGCATCGACCAAATCCAAGTTGTCCTGCGTGTTCAGGAGCAGGGTGCGATCCGATCCAGGGGCCAGCGCGTCGACCAGCATCTTGCGAGCGGCCAGAGCCTTGTTCATGGTCAGTGCCGAGCCGATGTTGTTCACGACCTGATACACGTCCTTGGCCATATTCAGCGCATCCGCTTCGATGTTCGCAGCTAGAACCGACATTGCCGGGTCAAGAATGCGCTTGGAGAAGTCATCCATCGAAAGAGTGAGTTCCGCGCTGGAGAACGACAGATCCACGCCCTTTTGCGTGGCCATCGAGATAGTTGTGCTTTGCTCGGTGGTGTCCTGGGTCGACATATTGGCGCCAGTACGAACCGTGTACTGGTTCGGCAGACGAACTTTGAGGTCGGAGCCAATCTTGGCCCCGCTCTTTGCGAAAGAATCGTCGTATTGGCGATTGATGGAGCCAATGAAGTTCAGCTTCTGGTGCAGGATTGCGAGAGCTTCGCGTGTCACTGCGGTCGGGGTAAGCAGGGCGTTTGCCATTTTGAGTCCTCAGAAATGAAAAACCCGCACTAGGCGGGCTTGGGTTTCGGTCAGCGGCTTTGCTGGCGACGGCGCATCCATTCCTCAATGGGAAGGTCGTCGTGAACGCCAGACTCGACCGCCTTGCCCGTTCCAATCGGTGTGATTGGGTCGGGCGCTTTGCTGACGGGTTTGGGTGCTGGAGGCTGACTGAGCTTGTATTCAAGCCGCGTCAGTTCCCGCGCTTGCTGCACAGGGGGCAGCCTCAGGATGCGGGCAGCTTCGTCCAGATTTGCTTCTTGACCGAGGTAGTGGATGACCTTGTGGGCATCCGGCGACTCGATAGCAAGCTGGACGAATTTGGCGTCCATCCCCACCATCGAGAGGTTGTTGACGGCTTGCTCGAAACCTTGAAGTTCCTTGGTTCCGGCCTGCCATACACGGTCTGTAGCGCTGACTAGCTGCTGCTCTGCGAGCCGCTGATTCGCGATCTGCTCAGCCAGGGTCATAACGTCCGGCTGTTGATCTCGCTGCTCAACGGTTTCGCCCTGCTGAATGCGGGCCAGTTGCTCGCGCAGTTGCGCGGCTTCCGACTTCGCTTGTTCAGCCTCGCGCAGCGTTTCGTACTTCTGCCGCGTGAGTTCCCCGATGCGCTTCTGGAACCATGGCTCCTTCTTCGGCTCGTCGGGATTGGCTTCCTGCTGCTCCTGCGTTTGCTCGGTGGTCGCTTCCGGCGCTGCTTGCTGCTCGACCTGTGGTGCGCCCGATTCCGCAGTGACCTGCTCGGCTGGCGTCGCCGCTTCCATTTCTTCGCTCATTGGTTACCCAAAGATGATTTAGCCCGGTGCGCGTCACCGGTAACGTGATGCTGGAAACTAAAAAGCCACCGCAATGGGTGGCTTCTCTTGATGCTTGAAACTGTGCCTAGAACCAGACCCTCACCGGATTGGCGGGCTCAGGAATCACCGGCAGCTTGCTTATCTGCTCGTCGCTCAACTCCCCGCGCAGATTGGCGTGATAGCCCGGCACTTGCTGCATGATGGGTTCCTCGTCGGTGCCGCCGATGCGCTTGGAGATGGGGCCGATCGCGTCCAGCGCATAGCCGGGGGCAACCCATTGGCCGTCATCCTCGACCGTCACAATGCCAGCCGACTCCAGCGCGGCAGTCAGAGCTTGTTCGCTCTGGGCGCGTAGATAAAAGTCGCTCATGACGTCAGTGCCCTAATTGTTGAATCCGGCAGGCGGGTCGGATAGTAGGGAATCCTCCGCAGCCAGCCATTTAGGTATGCGGCGCTAGTGCTTTCGCTGCATCCAAGGGAAAGCTGGCTTATGCCAGTCGGCACAGCCGCGGGCGATGAAAGTGTCACGACACCACCATTGACTGACGCGCCGCCTTGGTTCGTGCCTGCGCCATAGGCAATCGCCACCTTGTTCACGGCAGCAGTCGTTGAGGCCGCGCCGTCCCCGGGGTTGGCTCCAGTGCCCGCCGAAGTAATCCGGTTCGCCTGAAGGCCGGTGGACGGGACCCGGAACATCGATACTCGATTACTCAGGCTGTTGTCCGACAATGCAGCGATGTACTGATTGGTGGCAGAACTGGCCGGCGCATTGGGGATGAACTCGGCCAGCAAAGTACCTTGAGCGGAGTTAAACCACCCTGCCAGCGACGACACCACAGCAACGTCTGCGGCTCGGGTGGCTGCAGCAGTCGTGGTGGGGATGTAGGAGGTGCGAAACGCCCCAACCTGCAAGTCAGCGCCCCACGGGTAGAGCGCAACAGACCCGTTGCTGCCAGCGTAGGAAGCCGTGTTGTCCGCCGATGCCGCGACAATAGCCACATTGCCGCCCGCAGTCGCAGTGGCCGACGCAGTCACCGTAATCAGGTACCAGCCATTGGCAAGCTGGGTGATGGTGCGCGATGTTGGCGTGCCCACGGTCGTGCCGAGAGCGCCAGCACCGGACAGGTTGTAGAAGCCGCCCTGCGAGGCACCGAATGCTGCGGCAGGCAGCAGCAGCTCAATCCAAGACCGCGCGCCCGGCTTGACCATCAGAGACAGCGTGTAAGCCGTGCCACTGGTGAAGCTGACGAACTGCTGGGCAAGATGCAAGCCAGTGGTTCCATCCTCCACCAGCGCATCAGCGGTCTGCGTCCCGTCCGGCGAGTTGATCGCATTAGCAGTGATTGTGCAGCCCGCCTTGCTCCACCCGCCCGCATTGTCGAACTGCTCCGACCACAACAGGATGTTGGACCGCTGTTCCTCTATCAGCAGCCCCTTGATGGCCAGCGTGAGAGGGTCGTAGTCGAACCGCGGCGCGTCAGTTCCCATCGACACCAGCGTGCCCGTGCTGTCAACCCGCATGCCAGAGCTGGCACGGGTGAAGGTGACGCGGGAGTCGAGTGAGTCGCCGCCGACAAATGACAAATCCAGCGATGGCAACAACCGCTGGGACGCCCACTGGATCAGCATTTACTTGTTCCGCACAGCGACCGTGCACGATACCGTGCCGCCGATGACCACATATGCGCCAGCGCTGAGCTGGAACGGCATGGGATAGAACTGACCTGCGACTGGCGTGAACGTGTCCACAACCTTGGTGGTTGTGCCATTCGTCGCACTGTCATAGACAGTTATCGTGGGCGAACTGGACGCCGAAGACACAAAGATTCCGCCTAGGTAGCACGGGCCTTGAGGGCCGGTGCTGTTGGGGAAGACGTTCGAAGACGCGCTGATCTGCACGTAGCTGAATGCTTCTACGACCTTGCTCATGGCTGGCCCTCAGGCATAAAAAAAGCGCCCTGAGGCGCTTGTGGTTGTTCGGTCATCTCTTGCGGCGGCGGCGCTTGCATAGCGACCTCGCCGGCCATTTGCTCTACCAATGTCTCGTCGCCAAGCACTTCGCCGGCCGTCTGAGCGACGACAAGGGGCAGGTTCGCGGCGCCCGTGACTTTCAAGCGCTCGGTATGCGCTTCATAGGCAGAAATAGCCACCTTCTTGCGCTCCAAGTCCTTGCTATCCAGCTCGTCGCTCATCTTCTGCACTGCGCCGTCCAATTGCTGCACGACCTGCGTCAGATGCTGGATCTCGGCTTGCGCTTGAGGCGGGATTTCCTCGCCCTCCTTCTCCTGCGCTTCAGGCGGCAAGAACTTCTCTAGGCGCTCGGCCAGTTGCTCGGCCATCGGGAAGTCAGCCGCGCGCATGATGATGTCGCCGGCCTGCTGCAACAGTGCAGGATTGCGGCTAGCCATCTCCGTCATGGTTTGGAAGGCTTCCTGGCGCTTCGTGCTGTAGGACGGGCCGACTGCCACCGTCACGTCATAGCGGCCAACGGACGGGTTGTAGATCTCCTGCACGTCGCCGGTATGTGGATTCTTCACCTCGGCAAACGCTTGCTGCATGTCCGGCTTGATCCGCGCCTCGTCGGGCTTACCGTCTTCGCCCAGGATGCGAATCACACGCTCGGTGTCGTAAATCTTGGGGATCAGGTCGACCAGAATCTTGCCGGTGTACTTGATGGCGCGCGCAACGTTGTCGATGAAGTGGAATGTGGCAACATCGCCCTCACGCTGGCGGGCCATGATCGCCCGGCCCGACGTCTCATTCGACTTCGCACCCATCGAGGCGTCGTACTGACCGCTAGCCATCTTCATTTCTTCGGAGGCGACCTGCATGCCCTGCATATAGGCTTGCGCCATTACGGGAGGCTGCGGGCGCTGCGGCATCGGGATCTGGTGACCATCATCCGTTGTCGAGTTGTAGGGCAAATATGGCGTGTTGACCGTATTGGCGTTGTTCCAATAGGTTTCATAGCCCTCAATGGCTTCAACCGGCGCGATCCACGGCACCTTAGTCTGCAAAGCCACATGCTCAACGGCCGAACTCGTCCAGTAGTTGTACATGCGCTGCGCATCTTTCATGCCGCGCGTGTGGCCCTTCCGATCCACCTTGCCGTCAACCTCGACCTCTTGGCCAACCACCCGAACGATAGGCAGGTAGCGCCCCGGCCATTCCTTGCGCTCCAGGATCTGCTGACCGCCTGCGATCAGGAACCAATCGAACGTGCAGGTCTTAATGGGGCGCGAGCGCAATTGCGACTTCAGCACCTCCAGCTCAGCCTTGTCCTCGATCTGTGAGGCGCGCATGCCATTGGTGAATAGCGTGTCCGTCTTCTCGCTCTTGCGGAAATACTCGGCCACGCGGATCGTGTCCTTTTGCAGCCAATCCGTGCTGCCACCCGACTCCATCGGCCAGGTCAGTGCCTCGGCCCTCGGATAGCTGGACTCGAACTCATCCTTGGGCATGTCCTCGAACACGAATCCAAAGCGCGCATCCGAGCCGTCAGCCTCCTGAATGTTCGGATCGAGATACACGTTCAGCGGGTTTTTCACCCGGCGAATGAATATCTCTTGGTCGAAACTGTCTTCGCTGGCGTAGTCCGTCACCACGCGCCAATAGCCTAGACCGGCATCGACCGCGTGCTCCATCGCAGTATCGTAGGCCGTGTCAGCGCTGGAGTTCTGCTCAATGTGGCGAATGACGCCGTTGAACACCTCGGCCGTCTTCTTGTCGGCGCCAGCATCAACCGGGTACACACGAATGGCGGGCTTGTTCTGCCGCGCCTCGTTGATGATTTGCAGGTTGTGCTGCTTGACCTTGTTGATGGTCAGGCACGGACGACGATCCAGCTCGCGCGCACGGCGCATGGCGTCTTCCCACTGCCAGCCGTTGTCCGGGTCTCCATTGGCAAAGCGCAAGTCGGCCTTCCACAGATTGCGCGCCTCGCTCTCGAAGTCCTGGCAACGCTGAAAGCGCGCCTTGACTTCTTCGAGCAGCTTGTCGTCTGCCGAAGGTTGTTTGGTTTTCTTTGCCATTGGTTTAGCCTGTCCATGCCTGCGGGCCGGAATAGTCGTTGTGCCTTAGTGGTTTGGGTTCTTTGCGTTCCTTCTTGGCCCGGACAAGACCCGGGAACAACTCTGTCAGCACCCAGATCCATGCATCCGCACGGTTCGGGCTGCGCGCGCCGGTATAGCCGGTCGTGCTGAAGGCGCTCAATTCGTCTTCCAGCTTGTTGAAGCGGCCCACATGCCGAACCTTGCCCTGCTCATACAATGCAGAGAACGGCTCTGCGCGCACCACCTTGCCTCGGCTGGCACTGACCATCTTGAAATTACAGCGCAGGCCTCGCCCGTCCTCGGCTTTAGCCGTCTTGATGACGTGTTCGACCATGGCGCCACCGAAGTTGCCTTCAGCGACTACAGCGTCACCTTCCCAGCGCTGATAGGCATTCACTGCAATGCGCCCCCATGTGGCAGGGCCTGCCTTGATGGTCAAGTCTTCTAGCAGGTAAGCGTTACCATCCACACCCAAGCCACCGACCACAATGCCGATCTCGTCGTTGTCGGCATTGTCTTCATCGCCCGAGCCGGAAGGGTCAACGCCAACGATAACGCGCACCATATCGGGCAATTCCTTGCCTTCATGGCGCCACTTGTCCGTATGTTCCTCGGGGAACAGCGCATTGGGCGTTGCTTCGCCAAACTGGCCAAGCAGGAAGCGCCGTTGCAGCCGGCCGGACAAGCCTTTCAGCGTCTCCAGATAGCCTTCGGAGAGGTTTTCCGCGTTGTCGCCCGGGTTGATCTGGAAGCTGGCGTAGTCATCTGGCTTGACCAGCGGCTCGCGCGTCTCCGGATCGCACTTCTCAACGAACAGCTTGTAAGTCCAATGTGCCTTGCTGGGCGGATTGCAGTCGTAGTACATGCGCGGCTTGAGCATCACCGGCGACCGCCCTTCGATCTGTTGCTCGGCCTTCTGCGCCAGGCGCGTTACCGCTATACCAACGCTGCCCCAGGGAATCTGACTGCACTCGTTCAGGTAGATCGTGGCGAACTCCATGCCAAGAATCTTCTCCGTGCGCTCCTTGTCATCCAGCCCGCCGAACCAAATCTGCGAACCGTCGCCCAATTCCGCAAACCAGTCAGTCTTGTTGACCGCGTACTCCACACCCGGGAAGGCAATCTGCATCACCTTCGGAAAGGTATCTAGCACTACCGACGACTTGATGGCGTTGAACCGGAAGCGCAAGATGGCGTGCCGGCTGTTGGGCGCCTTCAGTGCGCGCATCACCGCATTACGAGTCAGCAGGAACGTCTTTCCGCTCCGCGAGCCGCCAAACAGCATCAGATTGGTCGCATCACCCGCCAGGATGTGCTGCGCCTCCTGTTGCTTGGCGTTGAGCTTAAATGCGCTCATCTAAGGGCGTGGCCATGATTTGCACCGGCCCGCCTCCGTCGCCCGTCAATTCGATTGCACTCAGATCGGGCAAGGACTTGCGCAACAGGACTTCAATTGCCTTGATGCGGCTTGGCGACAATTCTTCGGTCAGACCAAGTGCATGATTCTGCAAGACATTTACGAGCTGACTCGCCTGTATCTTCGCCCGCACGTCGTCCTGATGACGGGGCCGCATTGTCCTTGCTGCCATGATTGAGTTCTCATCCGCTAAACGGAAGTTGGAGCATCGGGGAAGCCGCCCGAAGTCGGTTGCTGTGTAATGCGTCCGCCCAAAAAGAAACCCGCCCGAGCATTGCTGCCGGGCGGGCTCAAGACCTACTAGGGAGAAGGACACATGAAACAGGGTGATGCTTGCGCTATCAGGGAAGGGCCCCTAGCCCCTCGGCATTGCAGCCCATGCGGGTACTAAGAGCCTTTCCTGATACCGCTTGCCGGTTACAGCGTCCGGCTCCGATGCGGGCGGCTGCTATGCCCTCGGCTGGGATCCTGTTTGTCGCTCTCTTGGAAGGCTAATTGACCCGACTAAGGGATTGCCAGTCCCACGCTACCCGCTGCCCATTCGGCCACATCTGCGGTAAGCCCGGCCTTCAGATGGTCGTAAACGACAAAAGCCCGCCGGAGCGAGCCCTGAACGCGTAGAAGGCAACTTGCCCACCACAGATGCAAGGCTACTCTCCTGCCTTTTTGTAGGCAATGGGGATAACAGATTTGTTATCCCCCCCCCTTCAGTCCAGCAGCCCGCGCTCTCGCATCCTCGGAATCAGCACTTCCAGCGCATCGGCAAACGTGACGCCGGCCGGCATCTTCCATACTTTCACCTTCACTTGGCGATTGCGCATTTCGGCTCCAATGGCCTGCTGCATGGGCACGGCTAACGTGTCCACGCACCAATCCACTGATTCGCACTTTTTGACGTGCAGACCGATATACGCTGCGTCACTGTCGTACTGGCGCGAACTTTGGAACTGGCGGCAGTACGGGGCCAGCCTGGGCGCCCCAAGGTTCGGGCGATAGGTGCGGCACCAGTCGTGCCACTCTTGCAGCAGCAGCACGGCCAGTTCCTTGTCCAATCGATCCGCTTCAAGCTGGGCAGCATCTAGCATTGCACCTCCACGTATTGGATTTCTCGCTTCAGACCCATTTCCAGCAGCAAAGGATCGGGGATGTCCCGCTTCCCCGCCGCGCACATACCGAGGAACGGGGCGGAATACCCCAAGCGACGGGCTGCCGCTCGGAATGATCCGCCGTGTTTCTCGATCAGCATATCGAAGCGGCGCTTGATTTCGGCTTCGCTCATCCCCCCCCCCTCCCTATAGATGCTTACTCGGCACCTTCAACATATCGCCCGACCCTGCCCGCCTGCGGTCATAGTCCAGACAGGGCATGTTGCTGGCCGATAGCGGCTTGAACGGGCGGGCACGGTGCGCATTGGCTTCGATCTCCTTCTCCGCCGCACTCGGCACGAAGAACTTGATGGCGCCATCGGCCTCGCTGCGGATCAGTCCCTGACGGCGCAGGTTCTCCAGCGATTCCCGGATGGAGGCTTGGGATACCTTGTAGGCCAAGGCCAGCTTCATGACGGTGAATCGCGTTCCAGGCACCTCGCTGATGCGGGCAAGGATCATGGATTCGGTGAATTGGGGAGAGGCACCCATGTCAGCCCTTCCCGCCAGCGGTTGCTGTTGCGCCCTTCTTCATCGCACACGGGAAGCAATACGCGCTGGATGGCGAATTGCTGCTGCCGCAGGTAGGGCACAGCCAGCCATAATTACCTTGGGCCGGGGCGCTCGGCTTCAACAACTCCCGCACCTGCTGGCACCCGTTCACCATGCAATCAGGATTCACGCACGCACAATTAATGCTCATCTCACATCTCCCCTTTCAACTTCTCAGCCGTTTGCGCCGGCTGGTTGCGCTTTACTTCGCCATCGCCAACACGGCCACATTCAGCCCGAAGGCGCATCCGTGATACAGACACTGCTTCCAGTCGCCTGCTATTCCCCATCGAATCGCTGCCAGGGCAAATAGGGCTAGGATCGTATTGGTGAATAACGCCGGATCGAGTAGGAATCTCATGCCGAAGCCCTTGGACGCCGAATCGTTGGCTTCTTCTTGCTGATGCCCACTCCAATGCCGTGGTTCTCATGGAACCCAAACTTCTTGTTCGCTTCCGCCCTAGCCATTGCCGCGTCTTCCAGACTGCGAAAGCGACCTAAACGCATGCGCTTCCCGTTGACGGTGATGTACGCCTCGTAGTCCTGTAGTCGCTTGTTGAAACTGACGCCCATCACGCCCGAGGTGTTATTACGGAGCATTGGGCGATTGAGATGGTTTTCGTAGTTATCCACAACCCGCAGATTCTCGAATCGGTTATCCCTGCGGTCATGGTTGATGTGGTCGATCTGGCCATTTGGCCATTCGCCGGTAAAGTAGAACCAGACCAGGCGATGTTCCTTGTAGATCTGGCGATCAATCCGAACCTGGCCGTAACCATGCGCGTCAAAGCTGCCGGCCTCCTCGCCGCAGCGAATACCCTTGATGGGGATGCGCCAAAAGAATCGGCCGCGCTCGGCGTCGAACCGCAGAACTTCCTTCAATCGCTCATGAGTCAGCATTTCTTCTCCTTCAGCGTCCTGGCCAATGCCCGGTAACGCTTCGCCATCTGTTGCAGGTCTTCCGCCGTCTGCTTCGGTGTTTCGTGCGGGCCTTCCAACCACTCCACCTTGTCTATCCCAATGCGCCTTATGAGTTCCTGCCGGTACAGAACAAGATTTCCCGACAGGTAGGTATTACAGGGGGCGCATTGCTTCCACACGTTGAGCGGCTCAAATCGCAGCTCGGGTCTTGCCCCAACGCTCAAGTAATGCCCGGCGTGATAGGCGCCTGTATGGTGCCGGCCACATGACACGCACGGCAGGGCGGCATCACGGGCCTTAATCCAGGCGTTGAACGCACGCTGCGCCTCCTTGATGTAATCGCTGCGGGTCTTGAGCTTTTCCCGACGTACTGCGTCCTGCTTGCGCTCCTTCTTGCCCGCGTCCAGCCGCCCCACCACAATGGCGCAGGCAATCGAACAGGCGCTTTGCCCCATGCGCTCCTCGACGAACGAATCACCGCAGGACGGGTTCGCGCACTTCTTCTTGCGCGTAACCTTGCGGGTCAGGGGCGAGGACTGGAGCATTAGGCGGCGTCCTTCACCAACTCCCAGCCGGTGCTGGATTTGTGCATTCGAGCAATAGAGACTTTGGTCGGCTTCTGCTGGCTCACCCATCCACCATCTGGGCGGCATGCCGACAAATGTGCCTTGCCCTCATCGACTGCCTTGACGATGCAATGGCGGTTGCACATGCGCTTGTCGAGGTCTTTCCAGATTTGCCCGGCCTTGACCTCAATTCCCTCTTTCGTCGTGTTCACGCCACCCTCCGCAACGGTTGCACCGGCTGCATGGCCGATTCAGGAAACTCAAGCCGAACCTGCGGCGCAAAGTGCTTTTGCACTTCCACCAGATACCGGCTCTTTTGGTCGGTGGTCATCAGGGACGTGACCGGAACGAACTTCATGGCGTCCAGCTTCTGTTCGTAGGACAGGCTCAACTTGATGGCCTTGTCGTAGAACTTGCGGAATTCCTCATCCTCGGCACGCAGGATGGGCACGCCGAAGTGCAGCTTGCAGAACGCCTTGTAGCCCAGCGCGTCGAACTCCCGCAGTTCGCGGGCCAGTTGCTCGTACCAGACATGGCCGATGGCGTTCTGGTCCGGGCTACGGTCTTTCCCCGACTTGAACGAAATGCGCAGGTACCTGTGGCGCTTGTACTGCTCTCGCAACTCACCGAAGACTGAGGAAAGCGAGTCATCGCTGTTGGCAATCAAGGTGGTCATGCTGCATACCCCGTTCTTCCCGTGAGCGCGTCGCGGATGGTGGACTCCCCCACAATCACCCCAAGCGCGGCAAAATGTTTCCTGATCGAGCCATAGCCAAACTTCCCCGGCTCATACAGGCGCTTTACCTCGGCTACCTGCTCGGGCGTCAAGGCGTGACGGCGGGTCATGCGAGCCTCACGAATTTGCCCTGCAAGCCGCAGGTTTCCAGGGCATGAGCGTTCGCCACGCCGTAGGCAATCAGCACCACCGGGCCACCGCTGTTGCCCTTGGCCCGCTCGCCGCTGGGCAGATGGAAGTGCGGGCGGCCAGCCAGAAACAGGACCGCATTGGCCACCGGCCACACCGACTCGAAGAACATGCGGGTTTCAGTGCGGGCAAAGACCAGCGCAATGCCGTCGCCGTGCTTGGCCAGCCTGGAAAGCCACTTGCCGGTTTCAGCGCCATAAGGCGGGTTCAGCCACACCCGGCCATGCCAGTCGCGCGCAAACCCGTCATCAGCACGGGTGAACTGATTGCGAGCGGTACGCCACGGCTGTTCGTCGCTGGCACAAGGGTCCAGATCGAACACGCCAAGCGGGCGCAGGATCTCGGGCGGCGTCAGCCAGTCAACGGTCGCGCCCACCGGACGGGCTGCGTAGGGATGCGACAGCACGGCGCTCACATCAGCCTCCATGCCGTTTCGCCCGGCGTTGTAGCTTCCCGCCGCGCGCAGTGCTTGCAAAAGCGCCACAGGTAGCCATTGATCGGCTCGCGGTCCGTGTCCCATTGGTGCCGTCCGAAGAAGCAGCGCCAGTTCATACCGCCATCTCCATCTGTTGCATCTCCAGCTTGAGCAGGGCGTTATCCTTTCCCGTTCTCTCGTTGCGCTTGGAGCCGTCTTCAACAATGGCCTGCTTCTTGAGCAGGGAATTCACGCGCCCGGTGATGCAGTTGATGGGCATGCCAGTTACCGCCGGCAGTTCCTGGCGGGTCAGCGGGCCGAAGCGCTCCAGGGCTTCCAGCACCAGCAATTCCTTGGGCTGGAGTTCTCCGCTGTCACGCAGAGCGATGTAGGCAGCCATTGAGTTGGCGTGAATCATGCGACCCTCCGCATCAGGCGCTCGTTGTCGGTGAAGCGCAGGCAGTACTCTTCAAAGTAAAGCTTGATGCGGCCTTCCCATCCGAAATTGCGGTTCTTGTCCACGATGACGACCGAATCGGGATCAGACTCGTTGACCGTCTTGCCGCCCTCGCGGTCGCGCTCTTTCTTCTTGTTGCGCCAAACAAGAATCACGTTGTCGACAAGGTCGGATATTTCGCTAGCGCCCTTCAGGTCGTAGCGGGTAGGCATGCGCTCATCGCCACGTTCGTCGCCCTTTTTCAAGTGAGCCACCAGGTGGATATGCACGCCATAGTCGCGGGCGCAGACGGTGAGCTGGTCTACGAACTCCTTTTGCGCGTTGTAGTCGTCCGTACCCTTTACGCACTTCATCAACGAATCCACTGCGATGTGCTGAATCTTCAGCTTCTCGGCGCAGTGCTTGATAACGGCGATCATCCGCTCGGAGCGAATTGAACCCTGCTGGTCATACACCCACAGTTTCCCAACCGTGTTGTTCAGGAAGTTTTGCACCCGCTCCTTGCTGGGGCTGCCGTCGCGCAGAACCTGCTTCGCCATGCGCGCCAACGTCTTCGGCGGTTTCATCTCGAAAGAGGCGATGCAGCAGCGCACCCCTTTTAGGGCGTACTCGGCCAGCACTTGGCCCTGCAACATTGACTTGCCAGACCCGTTAAAACCGCCCCATATGGTCACTTCACCAGGGGCGAAGTACAGGTACGAATTCGCGAATGGCAGCTTGACGAAGTTCGGGTTTTCATGGGCAGGCGCAAGCGCATGCATCACTTCGTCCAGATAGTCCGCAGCCGGGCGTACTTTTTCTTCCGCATCGGTCGAAGCCAAGTAATGCGCAAAGTCGATCTCGTCCGGTGCCAGCAAGTGTTCACGGATATTCATGCTGAAGCCTCCCATTTTTGGTCTTTGAATTGCACGATGGCGGTGTCGCTGTCGCCCGAAATCACGACATGCTTTGCCCCGGCTTCCACGATCCGCTCACCCAGGGCCAGCACGGCATCGTTGACGGCCTCGCCATGCACCACCACGCGCAGGCCAACGAGGAAGCGCAGGTCAAGGCGGGAGGTCAGCTCTTCGGGCGGGATGTTCACGGTGGCGTACAGGCCGCAAGCCAGGGCGTTCTCGTAGCGGTCAAAGCGGGTCAGCTCGGGCATGGGCGAAACCCCGGCTTCCACGAACACGATGGACGGCTTCTTGCCTTGCATGCGAGCCGAGATGATTTGCTGGTGGCCTTTCATGCGCGCTCCCAGACAGGAACGGCGCTTGCAGAGCCGAGAGCGCCAACGTAGGACGCGAATTTTGTTTCGTTGAACAGCGTCTCAGGGCGCAGGTACTTGTCCCACTTCGAGTCGCCCAGCCACTCGGCAACCTTGGCATCCACGACAGCCCGACATTGCTCGTCGGTTGCCCCAGCCTTCAGGCGGGCAATGATGAACTTCAGGTTTGCAGGTACTGGCTGGAATGCCTTCCCAGCCTTTTCGTTGAGGTACGCGAGCAAGGCATGCGCCGCAGGCGTATATATCTCCTCTTCTCTTCTCTTCTCTTCTAGGCGAGCATTTTGCTTGTCTTCTGCTAGCGGCTTGCTAGCAGCCTGCTCCACGCTCAAGAACCCCGACGCTATCAATATGTCCAGATCCAGGCCATTGCAGGACAGCTTCCGCTCCAGGAATTTGGCATCGTGCGGGATCAGCCCATTGTTCTGGCTGGCGTGAATCCAGATGAGCATCAGGTGCGCTTTCTGATGGTCTTTCAGAGAACAGAAGTCGTAGTTGTCCAGCAAAGCCCGGTGCAGCTTGATCCATGGCGGATTGCGGTCTTTGTAGTGCTGGAACTCTTCCCAATTCTTGACGCGCAGATAGGGCATTACCACATCCTCCGCACGGTCGGGACGATGGGCAGCGCACGCGATTGCAGCTTGTCTTTGTAGTAGTCCAGCAGGGACTTGGCGATGTGCTGCTTGAGCGCGGGCAGGATCGGCTCTGCCATCACCTTGCTCAGTTCAATCGCTTCTTGATCTGTCATGTCCTGCTCCCCTTGATTGCGCACAAAACGCCCTTGCTGCTTATTGTTCAAACTGGTGTTGTTGGAGGACTTGTGTCCTGAGCGGTGGCCGTGAGAAAAACTTAGGCCGCGCGCTGCTCCGCAATCAGTCCCTGCAACACCGTCAGGCCAGATCGATGTGCCAGCCACTGGCTCACAAACGTGTTGCCAGTCACCGCCTCGAATTCCTTGATGTACCGGGCCGGCATATCCCGCCGTTCTTTCCCGTGTCGGTCGTAGTCGTCTTCAGCCAGGTAGTCCGACACGTGCTGCGGATACATCCCGGTCAGCTCGGCCAGCGTCTGGCGTGTCATGCGCTGCGACCTCCGATGCGCCCAAGCCATCCGCACTGCCTCCCGATAGCTGGACACCTTCGCCACGTCCTTCTGTGGCACTGCCTTGGCTTCCTCCACGACGCCCAAAAGCGCCAAGCCGATCTGATCCATGGGTTTCCCTCTTGTTATTCAAAAACTTGATCAATTAACCAGTTTGCTAACCAGTTCAAAAACCGGAAAAAGAAAGGCCCGAGCAATCGCCCGAGCCTTAATGACTAAGCTGCGCGTCGATGAACCTTTCGACGGTCTTCGTTCCTACGCTCTGCCGACAAGTCAGGGCGCGCCAAGCGCAGATACATCATTCGCGCACGAGGCAGCCCGGAATGCCGCCAACCAGAAACGGAAGCGGGGGTGACGTCGAAGAACTCCGCCGCCTTGGAAGTGCCACCCAAGAGGTCGATCAGTTCGCTGTCCGGATGAAAGTTAGCCTTAACCATGCCTTATTTTAGGCATGCCTAAGATCGAAGCGCAAGGAGTATTTTTCGGTATGCCTAAATGAGAAGCGAATACTATTTCTGGATGAAATGGAACGACCGACTAAAAGCGGCAAGGGACCGCGCAAAGATCAGCAATACTGTGATTGCCAGGCATTGCGGGATTTCCGACGCGTCCGTTTCGGACTGGATGAGTGGAAAGACGAAGCAGATTTCGGCCGAACACCTGTTGTCTACCTGCAAACTGTTGGGTGTTTCGCCATTTTTCGTAATGCTTGGCGAAGAAGACGCAATGACCACGGTCGGAGCTGTAGCGTCTGACACCAACATCAATGCGACAGAAACCTTGCGGCTCCTCTCTCTCTACGCCCAGTCCGACCAGGCAGGAAAGAAATCCATCATGGGGGCCGCAGTTGCCGCAGCGTCAATTCGGGCCTGACTCCGGATCTGAATAGGCAACGATTACATGAACTTCCGGCTTATCTTGAGGCGCCAGGCAGTATTGCAGCATACCTAGCGTGATCTTTTGTTGCTGCACGGTTGCCGTGCGGAAGAGAGTAAGTAGTTGGGCTTCTCGTTCTTGTTGCTGTTGCATTGACCACTCCAAGTGTTATGTGATCAGTGCTTTTGTGGTGCCAGCCGGGGAGCTAGTCGGCCTTCGGGGAACAGAAGTACTGTATGGGCGTACAGCTTATACCGGCTGAACGTTAGTGCGCAATGGTTGCCAACAGATCAAGATTGGACTGGTATGTACCTCTTCTACATGGACGATTCGTCAGACGGCAAGTTACATGTGTTCTCTGCACTGGGCGTCCAAGACAAACACTGGAAAGAGGTCTTCGGGGAGATTAAGAAGATGCGCCAGGTGCTGCGAAAGCACGCCGGCATCTATCTGAATAAAGAGCTTCATGCTTGGAAGTTCGTTTCCGGCCGTGGGCGCCCATCGTCTCAATTTGTCAGCAAGGAGACGCGCGCCAGAATCTTCATCTACGTGCTGAAGACGTTAGCGAAGCTCGGTCCAGAGAAGGTCATTCTTTTCAACGTCGCCAACACGCGGCAGGACTATGCCTACGAGCGCCTGCTGAATCGAATCAATCGGACCATGGCCGCGCGCTCCGACTACGCCATCATCATCAGCGACGAGGGTAAAGAGGCCGAATACACCAAGCTGGTGCGCAAGATGGGTGTGTACAACCCGATCCCGAGTCAGTTCGAAGGCTGGGATCAGATGAATGGCAGGCGCAACATCCCCATTGACCGCATCCTTGAAGATCCTGTATTCCGCAACTCGGAGAACTCGTTCTTCATACAGGTGGTGGACTTCTGCGCCTACGCACTCCTGCGCTATGAAAGGCCCCTTGAGTCGAAGGCTGAGTATGGGCTGAACCAGGCGTTTGCGTTCCTGGAGCCGATCTGCGCGAAGATCGCTAACCGCCGCGACCCCTTTGGCATCATTCGATAAAGAAAAACGCCGCACAGAGGCGGCGTTTGGAATGGGGGCAGAACCTACGTCGCCCTTCAGCGATTCAGCCCTGCCCGGTCAATATAGCGCATAGCGCGCTACTTATGCAAGTATTACCGTTGTGCAAAGCGTTGTGCACTGTTGCATAATCGAAAGAACAATAAATGCAGTAGGCGACCCGGCACGCCACTTTGCCGAGCTAAAGGGAGAGGGGAATGCTTTTTTGGGTCAAGTCCACCCAAGGACAATGGCTGTCCTTGGAGAAGGTCAATCTCGCCGGCGTAACAACGCAGGGCGTGTATATCATCTGGCATGGCGGCAACCCGGCGCGCACCGTCTATGTGGGTCAAGGCGACATAGCCGCCAGGCTTGCGGCGCATCGACAGCGCCCGGAAATTCAGCGCTATGCCCAACACGGCCTGTTTGTCACATGGGCAGCTGTATCGGCGGATCGTCGGGACGGGGTTGAGCGTCATTTTGCAGATACCCTTCGCCCACTAGTTGGAGACGCCCACCCGGACGTTCCGGCAATTCAAGAGAATGGTCCGTGGTAGAGGTATCTCGGGCGGCAAGAATGAAGTCCACCGCCTCGACCAGTTTCATGAGCTGATACCACGACCAGGGCGGCTCGACTCCCGTGTCAAGCCGCTCCTGAGCCCACTCTTTCGACTTCTTGAGAGAACTGATGGCGTCGTTGTAGTCCATTTATCCAGTATGCAGTGATTGGTTGGCCGTGCCTTGACCGATCTTGAACCCGCCTCGCGCGGGTATTTTTTTGTCCACACCGATAGCAAATTCTCCCACGCCTAACTTTTTTTAGCTATGCCTAAGATTTTGCTTGCACTTTGTTTTAGGTATGCCTAATATTCTCCCATCCCCTGCCGCTTCAGGCAGGTCAGACAAGGGAGAGAGAAATGAGCTACTCAACGCAACTGGCAGCAGCCCGCAACACCACCAAGCAAGTAAAAGGCGTCCTGGCTGGCCTGCTGGTCACGGTCAAGACGAATGCTTCGATGGGCAGCGTTCTGGTGATGGGCCACTGCGACGAACTCATCCGCGCCCAAGCCAAGCTCGAATCCAACGGCTTCAAGCTGCTGAACTCCCTCAGCGACAACTGCATCTGGGTGGGCCGCGCATGAGCGGCTTTACCGACCAGCGCAGCTTCTGGGTTGCGCTCTATTCCGATGGCAAAGAACCCAGCTGCGATTGGTTCAACGGTGGCGTAGGCGAAGCCAGTCGCCGCTGGCCTGACGCGTCCAGCTATATCGATTGCACCGACATGAGCGACGACGATTTCCAAGCCTTCATCACTCCTCATCTACGGAGGGCCGCATGAGCGCAAGACACACTCCCGGCCCTTGGTTCACATGGGAAGACGGCGTCTATTCTGGTACGCCTACTAGCAAGCAAAAAGGCATGCTGACTGGCTACGACGCGCAAATCTGCGAGATGGACGACTTCGGTGTGGCACCAAGTGAGCGCAAGGCGAATGCTCGCTTAATCGCGGCCGCGCCGGATCTGCTTGGCGCTCTTGTGATGATGGACGGCCTCGGCCTGCTGCAAGACTGCATGGGGGATAGCGATGGCGCGTCCTGCTCTAAGCAAGTGGCACGTGAGGCACTGGCTAAAGCGCGGGGTGAGGCATGATCTGGCCTTTCAAACGCCGCAAGGCAATCCCGTTTGCCGAGTATGCGAAGACCTTGCCGGACGCCCCGTGCGGTTATCAGGTCGAGCATCACCAGTACAAATTCGTCCAGCAAATGCCCTGCCCTTACTGCGCAGCCATTAAGGCAGCTCGCCGTGAGCAGAATGACCGTGAGGCTCTGGCCAACCTGATTGCATCAAAAGTCGTGCACGCCGCAACTGCGCCACTCGAAATGCGCCTTTGCGAGTCTGTTCGCCTTCAGCTTAAGCCTGACCAGTTCTACATTTTTCGCGTCGATCAGAACTGCGCAGAATGTACACAAATGGCAGCAGCAGCACGGGGCCAAGCATGAACGCCTTCACCCCCTACCTTGAGCCGGGAACCGTAGATCCGGCCTACTTCGCTCCTGAAGTTGACGATGCCGCTCTGCCCTTCAGTAGCGATTGGGCTGATGCCTGGATTCGTGCGCTTGCTGAAGCTGACGACGCTGCCCGCTTCATTGAGCGTGACGGCATCGACCTGGGCGACAACGCCACCGACATTGCCCCGCTGCTGCGAGACATGGCGGTTGAATACCGCGACAAGCCCGGCGCCTTTGGCGACCTGATTGGCGGGCGCTATTTCCAGACTATGAAGGCGTTGGCCGCTGTGGCTTACGCGAATCAGTGAGGGGAGAACGATGAATCCGACAGTAAAGGATAAGTGGCTGGAAGCGCTACGCAGCGGTGAGTATGAGCAAGGGCGTGATGCACTATACATGCAAGGCAAGCATTGCTGCCTTGGTGTGCTGTGCGATGTCTACGCCAAGGAAACGGGCGAAGGCTCGTTTGCGCCGCCACATATTGATAGCAACCCATGGACGTTCGAATGTGCAGTTGATGGCGATGACTCAAGCCTGCCGGCGGAGGTCTTGCATTGGTCAGGGCTGTCTGACAGTTCTGGCGGCCGGGTGAAGATCGGCGAAAAGTTTGATTGGCTCACCGGACACAACGACAGCGGCATTCCCTTTGCTCAGCTCGCCGACGCAATCGAGGCTCAACTATGAGCGCCCTCATTTCCCTGTTTGCCCGCTTGGGCGTCACTGAAGGCATCACCTTCCGCGCAGTCCATGAGGATGGTGTTGGCTTCGTGATCGAGCCGAACCCCGCACCCACACGCCAGCAGCCGCAAACCCTCGCCAATGTTCGCCGGCTCAATCGGCGCGCATCGGGCTGGTGGGTAGCCAAGCCTGTACATATCGGTTGGGGCGATCAGCCGGTGCAGCGCAAGGAGGCAGCGTGAAGCCAGTATATGAATTTCGCCCGCTGCCAGACTTCTTCATCGGGGAAGTGCGCCGGTACGCAAATGGCCAGTGGATACCCGATGACGGAGAGTTCGATCTGGCTTTCATCGGCATGGCGCGATCAGAGACATTTGGCTATCCGTGCTGCCTGATGGTCGAGCACTCCCACCAGAAAAACATCGTCGGGAAATGGACTTCCAACGGCTGGCAACAACGAGAGCAGCGCCACCGAGGCGGCAACCCGTGGCATTACGCGCTGGCCGATGGCGAGAGTGAGTGGGGCGGGGATTGGGGTTTGTATAACCACGAGAACCGCCGAGCAGGCGATTCCGGCATGAACAAGATGTGCGCGGAAAACGGATGCTCCAACGGGCGGCACGTCAGCCTCACCGAGCCAGAAGATCCACATGTTCTTGCTGGCCTCGTTCGCTTGGTCGACACCAAAGAGATATTCCGGCTGCCGGAATCGCTGGTGTGCATGTATTGCGGCGATAAGTTCCAGCACAAAGCCGAACGGGAGGCATCGTGTTCCGCTACCTGATAGCAAATCGCAAGCGCGGCCTGCTGCGGGCCTTGCGTGAGTGGCTAAGGGGCTACTCGTGAGCGACTTCCGCCAGCAACAGGAACAGGACGAGCAGCAGGCGTGCTTGTGGTTCGCGCTCTGCACCCTGCGCCCCTTTCTCTCACCTGACACCTACACCGCCGCCGAACGTGAAATCGGCATGAATTCAAGTGGCATCGCTGCGGCCCATGACAGCAGCAATCAACAGGAGCAATTCCAATGGCACTGATCGCAACCGCATCCGCAGGCGCGGACTTCAAACCTACTCCGGCCGGCGTCTACGTGGCCCGCTGCTATCGCATCATCGACCTGGGCACTCAGCGCGGCGAGTGGAAAGGCAAGGAGAAATGGTCCCGTAAGATCATGTTCTCGTGGGAATTGTTTGGCGAGGATGACGAAGGCAATCCGCTAACCGCGGATGACGGCCTGCCGCTCACCATGTCCAAGCGTTACACCCTTTCCTTGGGAGAGAACGCCAACTTGCGCGCCGACTTGAAATCCTGGCGCGGTCGGGACTTCACGCCTGACGAACTGAACGGCTTCGACATCAAGAACGTGCTGGGTGCCTACTGCATGCTGAACGTCACGCACGACCACAAAGACGACAAGGTATATGCCAACGTCGCTTCCATCAGCCCCCTGCCCTCGGCCCTGCGCGCCAACAAGCCGTCCGGAGTCAATGAACTGGCTTTCTTTGACGTGACCGACCCGGACAAGGTTGTGTTCTCGCTGCTGTCGCAGAAGCTGCAAGACACCATCCAGCAGTGCAAGGAATGGAACAAGGAGCCGGTCAACACCGTGGCAGCCAAATCCCATTCCGGCTTCGATGACCTCGAAGACGACTACGTTCCCCAATAACCTGACTGGCGGGGTTCGCCCCGCCCACTCGATCATGACGACCAATCTCACTCTGTACGAAATCGCGTCTGAATACCGGCAAATGGTGGAAACGCTGATGGACACACAAGCCGATCCGCAAGCAATTGAGGACACGATTGAAGCGGAATCCTTCCCCTTGCAAGTGAAGGCGCAAAACGTCGCCTATGCAATCCGCAACCTGGAAGCCACGGCAGAAGCGATCAAGGCAGCCGAAAAGCAGATGGCCGAGCGTCGCAAGGCTATCGAGAACCGCGCCCAGCATGTCAAAGACTACCTGCTGCGCTGCATGGATTTAGCTGGCGTGAAGAAAGTTGAATGCCCCCACTTCGCGCTTTCTCTGCGGGACAACCCGCCAGCGGTGGAAGTGTTCGATGAAAAGCAGGTGCCGCAAGACTACCTCCGCGAAATTCCGGCCAAGTACGAGATCGACAAGTCGCTGATTAAGCAGGCCATCAAAGACGGTTACGAGGTGCCCGGCGCGAAGCTGACGCACGGGAAGCGGTTAGAGATCCGCTGAATCTAGATACCAGGGAGAACCCCACCATGGAACTGAGTAAAGAACAATTGGATGGCGCGCTTGATTTCGTGCATGGCGTGTTGACCCGCTGCTATGACGACACCGACCAAGAATCGATCTCGAAGAAATTCGCCGCCAAAGCGGTTGCAGACGTTCGCGCCCACCTTCGCCAATCCAGCGCCCCGGCAGCAGTGGGAGTGCCGGGCCAGTGGCTGGACTTCATGGAGCAGCTTTCAAAGACGGATGGCGGCATGGTCAATGGCAACAAGCTTTCCGCTCGCGCCAAGGAACTGCTCGCCACCGCTCCCCAAGCAACCATTTCCATGGCCGCATACGACCTGCTGCACGAACACGCTGAGAGCCTGGCTGGGCGCATCTTGGAACTGGAGGACGCCGCCCCCAGCGCAGCCAATGCGCTGCCTGCCGACAGTCTGCGGCCGGTTGAGCCGGGCGCGCTGGCTTCGTCAATCGCTGATCTTGATGCGTGGATGGATACGGATGGCAGCGAGCCGCTTACGACCAGCCAAGGCGAATCGGTGATGCTTGTCCTGCAAGAAGTGAAACGACTCCGCGCCGCCCAGCCTGCCGCTCCCGACCGTGGGGCCGAGCAGCAAAAACTGACGAAAGCATGGCAGGACGGTTACCGCGCCGGGAGGCACGGAGCCGCCCCCATCAACGCGACCATGAGCGCGAACGCCGCGCAGATGCTTGATGACCTGGCATTCCATGGCATCAGTATTACCCGGATTGCGCCGGCCGATGTGTTCGCTCCCGACAGCGCGGCAGCCAAGACGCCGTTCCAAGCCTGGGCGCGGCAGCGCGGCATTGATGTTGTTGTGACCGACAGCGCGGCAGCACCAGCAGCGAGGCAACATGATCTGAAGACCGACCCTGCGGTATTCGAGGCGGTCTGGACAGGCGCAAAGACGCATGAAATCCGACGCAACGACCGTGGCTTCAAGGTGGGCGATACGCTGGTGCTGCGGGAAACCGTCCATACCGGCGAGGAAATGCGGGCTGGCGCACCACTGCGCTACACCGGCAGGGTGGTCAACAAGACTGTTTCGCACGTCCTTTCCGGTTACGGGCTTGATCCTGATTGGGTGATCCTTTCGTTTGCCGCCCAGCCGCCCGCGCAGGATGGCGATGTGCCGATGCCGGAGCCGAAGCTATGGGCCTATTTCGACAAGCACGGCTATTTGATCCGCACAGTTACAAACAGGGCATATCTATCCGTATGGTCGGACGGCATTGCTTTTGTGCCTGCCGATCAAGTGAAAGCCTACGGCGATGCTCGCGTTGCTGCCGCTCTCGCCAGCGCAGGCAAGCCGGTCATGCCGCCGTTCCAGTGCTGGTCGGACAATGACGGCGATTCATGGCGCGAGCATCCCGCCGATGCGGATTTGGTGGACGGCCTGAAGGTGGGCGACACCTACGAACTGTTGGCTGGCTGGGAATCTGTGCGGGCAACCTATCGCGTCACCAAAGCGCCGGATGCCGAAAGTGACGATTACGAGGTCGAGTGCATATCGCACCCCGAAGACAACAAGCCGAGCGCAGGCAAGCCGAGCGGGCAGGATGCGCTGCGACCACTGGACGATGCGCCAGCGGTGGATGGCTACAAGGTTCTGGCCCTGACCAAGTGGGAATGGGAGAAGCAGCCTCGCTTCCGCATCCTGAACTGGAGCGATGGCATCGGGAAAGTCGGCTACACGTGGCCCTGCTGGTTGTGTGACGTAAACACGGTGCAGATGCCCGAGTCTTGCATCCTCGGATGGCTGCCCCTGCCCAATATCTTCATGCAGGAGAAGAAGCCGTGCGAGACATGGTGCGGACAAGAGTGCATGGACAAGGGCGAATGCAAATATGACTTGCCGGAGAATGAAGCATGAGCGGATTCATGTTCCTGTCAACCAAAGGCGTTCCAGACCTAGACGCGCTCAATAAGGCGACGCGCGAATGGGAGCTGAGAGCTGCGCGCGGGGAATGCGGTTGGGTCTGCGCGGATTGCTCCATGAGCTTCTCTGCCGGCATGCCAAACGAGTGCGCATCCGGACATGCAGCATGCACCGCGCTCATCAAACGTGACAAAGCCGAAGCCGCCGTCGCCACCAGGGAGGCAGGGAAATGAGCGCCGAACTGAACCAGACTTGGCAGCGTGTCACTGCCCCCGGCCAAGTGAAGGTCGGCACAAAAATCCGCTTCATGCTGGGCGATGAACTGCGCCACGAAACGGCAAAGCTGATCCTTCACGCCGGGACCGCCAAAGAGGAAGTGATCTACAACAAGCGCCAGAATTGGTACTTCATCACGTCGATGGCCATGAACGGCACCGGCAGCCAGAAGAACATCGAATTCCTCGCCACCGCTGCCGCATCCCAAGCCCAGCCAGCGCAACAGGGGGAGGGGAATACAGACGACATAGATTTCCTTGCTGACCTGAAGAAAGCCGCGCATGAGGCTTCCGATGAATGGCTGGTCGGATTTGTGCGCCAACACTTCGCCGCGACCACACCAGAAACATGGCAAGCCGCCCGCTCCGCACCCCGCCCGGTGCTGACGGTGCTTGGCCTGATCCGAGAATACGGCGGCGCTTGCGCTCAACAGCAGGCATGGAAAGATCGTGCAGACAATCCGACGTTTGAAGCCGGGAAGTCACCCGAGGAAATCTTTGCTTTGATTGAGCGCGCCGTGTGCGAGGGAGGCGAGTAATGGCCGGCCCGCTGTACGGAATCGTTATGGCATCGGCAGTCGGCTTGCTGGTGGAATATCAACAATACGGATGGGCGGCGTTCTGCTTCAGCCTTGCCCTGTACATGTTCCTTGAGGTGCTGAATGCGAACTGACCCCGACGCTCAAGCCATGCAGGCGGCAGAGTATCGCCCGATCCCGAATTTCACCAAGTATGGGGTGAGCCAGGCCGGAGAAATAATCAACCTGCGAACCGGGCGCATCAAGTCTCTGAGCGTCAACCCGCGTAGCGGCTACGTTTCGGTAAGTCTGCCCCGAGACGATGGATTGCAGAAGAACATAACGGTGCACCGGGCCGTGGCGCTGGCATGGCTACCCAAGCCAGAATGGGCTGAGTGCGTTGCGCACTTGGACGGCAACAAGAAGAACAACAGGGTAGCCAATTTGATGTGGGCCACCAACAGCGAAAACTGCCTTCATAAGAAAGGGCACGGGACGCAGCAACACGGCGGCACACACCCATTCGCCAAACTTGATGAGGACAAGGTTCTCGAAATGCGCAGACTTTACCAGCGGCATATGTTCGGCTACCTCCGCCTGGCGAAGAAATACGGCGTATCAACTACAACCGTCAAGGATGTAATCAAGGGCCGGCAATGGACTCATGTCGCTCTCACCCCACAAGATGTGCTGGGAGGTGGATGATGGACTATGAATCTCTGCGTTTCATTCAACGGGTGCTGGAATCTGACGCACCCCAAGCGGATCGGCAACGGGCGCTGGAAATGGTGCGCGAGTTGCGCCGGCAAGCGCATCAGAAAACTGGCCTGACCGAAGAACAGATCTACGTCTGCGAGGCGAAGGCGACGGCGGCAGCGAAGGCCACGGCGCGGTCGACAAATTACACGCCATGGGCCGTGCTGTTCACCCGCGCCATTGAGCAGGCCCACGGCATTCTGGGCACACCTCCCAGCGACAAGGACTGATATGAAGCTCAAACGAATCTTGGCAGTGCCCTTTGCCTTGGTGGCGGACGTGGCCACGCTGGGCAACATGGGTGACCGCTCTTTCACCCAGCAGGTTTTCGACGCCGAGCGGCGCGAGCAGCGGGCAAAGGAAGAACTTGAGGCAATCCGGGCCCTGGTTGATTTAGTGCGGGCGGGGAAGCAATGAAAGAGCGCGACGAAGTAAAAGCCCCCGGCCAAGTGATTGATCTGGCCAAGGAAAAGCGCAAGCGGCTGGTACTGGATGCGTTTGACCGCCTGGATCATCAAGACCGGCGCGAGAAAGCCGAGCAACGGGCCGAGATCGAGCGCACCGCCAGGGGCAAGCTGTGAACGCCCCCGACATAGTCGCCCGCCTATCCGGCCCCGTCGATCTGGCCGACATCAAGCTTCTACTGCGCGAGGCCCGCGACGAGATCATCGGCCTGCGCATGCTGGCAAACGACCGCATCTGCGCGCATTGCGGCGGGGATGGACATAGGGCGGCGGAATGTCCTTGGAAGGAGAGTTGAGATGGATGATCTTAAGCCACTGGAAAAGCAGGAGAAGCAATGAACGACACCAAAATCACGCCGTTCCCGGGTGTCCCGATGCGATATGTCAGACTTCCGGTGTTCTGCCAATTGACCGGCTACACCGAAAAAGCCGTTCGGCTGAAGATCGACAGGGGCCACTGGCTGGAAAGCCGGCATTACCGCAAAGCCCCGGACGGCCACATCATGATGGATTTGGAGGCATACAACCAATGGGTCGAAGGCTCACTGGCAGCGTAAGCGTCCGGGAGACGAGCATCCGCATCGTCTTCACCTGGAACGGCACGCAGCATAAAGAAACGTTGTACCTGGAGCCGGGCAAGCCATTGCCGCCCACGGCGCCCAACCTGAAGCACGCGCACCGGGTTGCGGCCGACGTAGGGCGAGCGATTGCGCTGGGATCGTTCAAGCTGGCCGACTTCTTCCCGCACTCAAAGCACGCGGAAGAACAGCAAGCCGGGTCGGTCGCAGACTTTCTAGACAAGTGGTTCAAGCAGGCCGAGCTAAAAGCATCGACCCTGAAGACCTACAAGCGGATGAAGGACAATTTCTGGAAGCCGCATATCGGCCATATCCTGTTGCCTGCCCTGCGCCATTCGGACATTACCACCGCACTCAAAAAAGGCGGCTGGGCTTCGGGCAAGACGCGAAACAACCACCTTTCCATGCTGGCCACCGCCCTTGATCTGGCAGTGCATGACGAATTGATAGGCAAGAACCCGTGCGGCAAGATCGAAGCGGCGAGCTGGCAAAAGAAAGAAGTGGATCCGTTCGGGACGGACGAGGCCGAAGCCATCATCGCCCACCTGCGGGAGAAATATCCCGAGCAGGTCTGGAACATGGTCGAATTCTGGTTTTTCTCGGGCCTGCGCACCAGCGAACTGATTGCACTGGACTGGCCTCACGTCGATATGCGCCGGGCCGAGGCCGTGATCGAGCAGGGCTTTGTCATCGACCAGTTGGAAGACACCACGAAGACCAGCGCCGGGCGCCGAGTGCTGCTGAACTCGCGCGCAATGGCGGCTTTGAAGCGCCAGAAAGCCCACACTTTCATAGCGGGCGAGCAGGTATTCTTGGATCCAGGCACCGGCAAACCATGGGCCTATGAGCAGAATTTCAGGAAGCGGTACTGGATACCGACGCTAAAAGCCTTGGGAATTCGCTACCGGCGACCGTATTACTGTCGGTCAACATATGCCACCATCTGCCTGATGGCGGGAGCCAACCCGGCGTTCGTAGCGCAGCAATTGGGACATGGTTTGGACGTGTTCTTCAAGGACTACGCCAAGTGGATCAATGCCGATCAGGACCGTTCGGAGATGGGCAAGATCGAACAGCAGCTCGGCAGTTTTAGCCCCGAAGTATCCCCGGCGAGGCGGGGATAG